TCAGGGTCACTAGGTTTAGTAACTGCCTTACCCAAATCTTCAGCGTCATTTTTTAAGGGAGAAGGTTCAGCAGCAACAGCGTTTTTATTTACAACGCCATTAGCTTCAGAAACAGCTTCTTCTTTTTTAATTTCAGTTTCAGACATTCGGTCTCCTTTAAATAAATTTATTTAATGTTACAATTATTTATACAAATAACCATTTTAAAACCTGCGCTTTTTGGATATGCTGCGTAGGTTTTATTTAAGTTTAGACATAAAGTCAGCAAAAATTTTAGACTTCTTTTCTGCGAGTTCTTGTCTTTTTGCTTTCTCTATTTCTGACTTATATTGTTCAACAGTTACGCTTTTCAGCACACCGTTATCCCATATCCACTCTTTGCCTTCCATAATGCCTTCTACGAAAGCGTCAGGCGCTGATGGGTCTGCTACTATATCAGCAGCAGTTGCGAGATAAAAGTCTTTACCAACTAGATTTCTTCCACCTTGTTGTTGTATAGAACCCATACCTCTTGATGATACGCCTAGCACAGCACCTTCGTCAATAAGATTCTTAACGATTTTACCGTAAGGAGTATCCATGACTTTCGCTTCACCAATAAAGTTTTTACCTTCTGGTTTTAAACTAGTGATCATGTGTGAAACTCTTTCAAGATTCACAGTTGGTCCGTCAGGATGTCCTAACTCACCAAATGCTCTTTTCTTTTCTATAAATTCTTTTGTGTATCTTCTAACTTCTTTTGCAAGTGTTTCAACTGGATAAATTCTACCATTACGGTTCTTGATATCCGCTTGCATAAAGACACCCTTAATCTTATAGTCTTTCTTGCCATTTTTTTCTTCGGTCAAGATCTGGACATCTTCAATTGTTTCAGTAATTAGTTTCATTTCTCCACCTTTTCTTTTTGATTATAGACTTTATCTACAATACCTTTTTTTATTTCTTCTTTTTTGAGACCATACTTTTCAGCAAATGCCTCTTTAAATTTTTCTGCTAAATCTGCCTTTGATTTAGTGCCTACTATTCTTTCAAGAATTGCTCTTGAACGATCATAACCTTTTTTAGCCATTATCTTATTTCTAAAATAATCGTATAGTTATCACCTGCTACGAATCCTTTTGTAGAAAATAAAATGTCACCTGCAGGAGATGTATTCGCTGTTAATGTTGCATTGTTAGGAATACTATTACCGTCTGCAAAATAATCATGAAAACCACGACCAGAGAAAAATCCTATTGTTGCATTTGCAGCACTATCACCACTACCTGCCCACAATATCTCTACACCTGATTTACCATTTGTAGTATTAACTGACCAATATATTTTTGCTAATACTCTATTAGCATCTTCGGTCATAAATGTCAACTCACTAGCATCCATTTTTGTTACAAGTGTTTCACCTGAACCATCGCTTATATTAGTAAACTTCATAACAGTTTTTGTGCCAACTGTATCAACTATTGTTTGACTTGTTACAACATCAGCCATTAATTATTTCTCCTAAATTCTGTTACTAACAAATAACTCTCTATATTTGAGTCGGTTGTTAATTTTAATTGTTTATCATTACCAAACTTTAACTGATCAGGTCGTAAACCATACTTACCTTTTCCAGTCAAAGACAAATCATCAGTTTCACTACTGGCACTTATTTTTAGAGTACCAGTACCTTTGATAATATAATAACACTCTATCAAACTCACTAGTGATTCGTTAGTTGCACTTGTAAGTTCTTCAGCGTCAACGATTATTTGATCTTCTTCGTTTCCAATACCTTGTGATTGAACAATGTATTTAGAAGTCGTATCAACAACCGATGTATTCTTAATTGTCATAAGAATTACGCCGTAAAGTTTTCGTCTTTTCTTAACTCTATGATAACACTACCAGAAGTTCCAAAAGCACTTAACTCTAAGTCTCCTGAAGTTGCTGTTGTGTTAGTTGCGTTATTTGTAATCTTACCAGCAGTACCATCATAATGACCTGTGCCAGCAAGTTGAATTGCTGTTGTGTCAGATGAAGCACCTTTAAATTGTATCTGTACATGACCAGTATTATCATCAGCGGTACCTTGCACTAACTGCCACCATACTCTAGTGATATCTAGTTTTGCACCATTAGCATGACCTGATAAACCACTTGCGTCTAATATGTTTGAGTTAGCAGTAGTGTTATCGTCCATGTTTACCAGAATAGTAACCTTACCACCTTGAGCACCACTACTAGATTCTAAAGTTGTATCTTTTAGTGTTCTTGTTGCAATCGCCATTTTTTATTTCCTTTACTTTATTACTTCTTTATCAAAATAGTTTTCAATATCACTTACTTTTACATCATGTTTAGTTGCAGCCTGTTTGATAAAACTATCAATTTTTCCTACAACAGGATCTGGAGTTCTATCTATCATTTTATAGATATCACGAACAGCGTTTCTCATCCTTAGAGAAAGTTTTTTAAACTCTACTCTACCTTCAGGTCCACCATACCTACGTTCATTTACCTCTCTATTAAGTTTATGAAACGACAGGTTCATCTTCTTGTTCTACCTCTTCTTCTCCCTCTTGCTCAGCAGGCGTTTCTTCACTTGAAGAATCTTCCGCCTCATCATTAGTTTCTATTGCAGCGTTTAACCAATCATTGGCAACAGTTTTTCTTTTATCATCTAATGCCGCACCGATCTTATCAGTTAAAGCATTTTTAAATGAGTCTTGAGCAGCAACATTATCACCATCAACTAATGAGTTAACCATGCTGTTTACGTGGCTAACTTCAGGTGTTTCAGTTTCAACTGCTTCTACACTATCATTTTTTACATCATCATTCATGATTCATCTCCTATATTTATATCTGGATCCTCATTGTCTGTTTCCATATTCTCACCTTGTGGTGCAGCAATAATTCCAGTTTTGATTTCATTAGCAATCTGTCTATCAATCTCAGCGATATCTTCGTCAGTTTGCCTTAGAACATTTTTACGAATATACTCAACTGAAAAATACTTACCTACGTGAGGACTTATTTGTTCAGCAAGATTAATTCTTTCTCTCATGATTTCTGCATTTTTTAATTCAGCAAAATATCCATCTTTCAAGAAAGAATATTGTATATGTTCTTTTATGTTTGACCAATCTTCGATTGTCATTACACCTTTTAAAACTAACTGAGTTTTAAGTATGTCGTTAAACATTTGTGTAAATCTTTTTCTAAGTCTTGCGACAAACTTAGTAAATTTTAATTCATCTCTACTAATTTCTGCAGCCCTACCTAGATTAAAACCTGCTTCTGATTCCATTCTACTGATTGGCACGTTCAGTGCTTTGTATAGTTTCTTTTGAAAGTAAACTACGTCTGATATCTCACCTAAATTTTGACCACCTGCAAGTGTAGAAACTTCGGTACCTTTTGCACCTTCTCTACGAGGCAACCAAAAATCTTCAAGCATAGACATATGTTTTCGATCATCTCTAATTTCACCAGTAGAAGCGTCATAGACAAGTTTGTTTCTGTATCTTGCCATAACATCTCTTAGATATTGCTCTGCTTTAATTTTAGGTAAGTTACCTACATCAACATAAAATATTCTTCTCTCAGGCGCTCTAACTATTCTGTATATTACAACAGCATCCTCAATCATTCTCAATTGATTGACAGGCTTGATTGCTTTATGTAAATGACCTAGAACCATATTTTTGGTTTGATCAATAATACCAGAAGTTACATAAGTTATTGAGTCAGTAGAAATTTTTATACCAGCATTTGAGTTTGCTGATGTCATGCCTTTTTCATTATACACAAACCATTCTGCTGATTGTTCTATAACTTCAATGCCTTTACTTTTTGAATCTCTTTTCTTTCTAACTTCACGAACCTTTTTAATTTTTCGTGGATCAATGTATCTTAATTCTGTAAGTCCTTTTCTTGGACTAGTTGGGTCTATAACTTTATGAAAGTATATACGACCGTCTATGTAAAATCTTTTAAATATATCGTGACCTTTTTCATCAAAGTTAAGAAGTTTCATAACCTCTTCAAACTCATCACGAATTTTAGTTTTTATATTATCTGAAATTGATAATTTATCTAGTGATAACGATACCGAAGTATCTCTTTCATCCGAAACAATAACCTCATTGATGATATCTTCAATGGCCATATCGCACTCTGGATGTTGTGCGACTTCTCTATATCTCTTAATTAAATCTGTATCATTCTTGGCAGTAACTTCCATATCCAAGTATTGGCCGAAATAACCGCCAGCAGATATAGTAGTTGTACCGTCATCAGGAGAAGGCACCGTGAAGGCCTGTTTGGCCTCCGCCGGTTTCTCCCTATCATCATTCGCTCTTGTTATTTGGAATCCAAGTAATTGTACCATATTATATTTTCCTTATAACTTGTTTAGTATTATGTAGTAGTATCTGTTTCAAAGTATTGATAAATGAAAGATACACCAAAAGTTTCAACAGCATTGTTCGTATCATACGATAATGCGATATCGTCTAGTGATGTAGGAAATGCACCTCTTAAAGTATAAGATTTAATAGTTGCACCGTTTCTGTCTAAATGATCAATAAACACATCAACTTGATAATCAATAGGATTTACTAACCCTTCGTTATCTGTCATATTGTTTATACCATTCATCCATCTTTCCATTGCTCTGTAAATTTTGAAATCAGTATCGTTTAACACGGTGATAGCCCATGGATTAAATGTTCTATCTCCTGCGATATTTAGCACACGACCTCTAAATGGCACGGCAATAGTTCCAAGATTTTGTCCTGGTATTGCTGCTGCCTGACATAGAAAGGCTAAGTCTGCTGTTTCTCCACCAACTGCTGCGTAACCAGGAAAAGGCATTGTTACCTTAAACTGATTGGCACGAGCACCACCGCCAGCAAGTCTGGATTTAAAATCGTTAATATTTGGCATTTTATTTCC